CGTGCCGGAGTGGGTGCATCTGTTGCCGATCGACGGCGAAATCCGCACGTTCGACGGCCGGGGCCCGTTCCGGGTCGCCGACGCGGAGGCGGTTATCGCCGCCTCGTTGTTTGCCGATCCCCGCGAGGCGAACGGCCTGATCGTTGATGAAAACCACGCCTCGGAACTGGCCGCCGGCAAAGGTGGCCCGTCGCCATCGCGCGGCAAGATCAAGGCGATGGAAGTTCGCGCGGGCGGCATCTGGGGGCACGTCGCCTGGAATGCCGCCGGCCGCGCATTGCTGGCGGATCAGTCCTATCGCGGCATCAGCCCGGTCATCATCCACGACGCAGAGTATCGGGTCTTGCGGATCAAGAATGCCGCTCTGGTCAATTATCCCAACCTGCGCGGGCTTACCGCGCTCAATCAGGAGCAATCCATGGATCTGACAAAGCTGGCCGAAGCCCTCGGCCTGCCCGTCACCGCGACGATCAACGAGATGGTCGCCGCTGCCGCCAAGCTGCAAGGCAGTGGCCAGTCTGAAGTCGAAGTGCAGGCGGCGATGGCCGAGATTGCCACAGCCCTGGGGGTGTGCGGCACCGACCGCGCGGCGATCGTGGCGGCGGCGCAGGCCCGAAACACCGCGCCGCCGGCCGAGATTGCCGCGCTGCAGGCCGAGCTGACCACGGTGGCCAGCCAATTGAGCGCGCTGCAATCTGAGGGTGCCAAAGCCAAAGCCACCGCCTTCGTCGATGGTGAAATCACCAGGGGCCGCGTCGGCGTGAAGCCGCTGCGCGACCACTACATCGCGATGCACATGCAAGACGCTGCCCGCGTCGAAAAAGAGATCGGCGCGCTGCCGGTCCTGGGTGGCGGCAATCAGGCCACGGCTGGGCCGCCCGCCAATGGCGGCGAAATCACCGCGCTGAATGCCGAGCAGATCACGGCCGCCAACCGGCTGGGCCTTGGCCATGACGCCTATCTCGCGACGCTCAAGGCCGAGCGCGCCAATGAGGAGCAAAACCGATGACCGCACTGACCCAGGACCGCAACACCCCCCAGGCGAAGGGCGACGCGCGCGTCGGGCTGCTCGGGGCCAACCAGACGATCCACGCCGGGTCGATTCTGATGCGCAACGCCTCGGGGCATCTGATCGCGGGCACCACCGCCACCGGCGCGTTCGGGGTGGGCCGTGCCGAAGAGCGCATGACCAGCACCACCGCCGGGGTGACCAACCAGCGCTATAGCCCTGGCATCTTCCGCTTCGCCAACTCGGCCGCCGGCGATCTGATCGCCACCGCCGACATCGGGGCCGCCTGTTACATCGTCGATGACCAGACCGTCGCCAAGACCTCGGCCACCGCCACCCGTTCGCCCGCAGGCATCGTCGACAACGTGGACGCCATTGGCGTCTGGGTCCGGTTCGACGAAGCCCTGACCCGCGCCATGCTGTCGTAAGGAGCACCCCATGATCATCAATTCCGCCAACCTTGACGCCCTGCGCGTCGGCTTCAAGACCTCGTTCCAGGGGGCCTTCAATGCGGTGCCGTCGCTGCGCGACCGGGTCGCAACAACCATCCCGTCGAGCGCCAGCGAGAATATCTACGGCTGGCTTGGCGAGCTCAGCTCGATGCAGAAATGGCTCGGGCCGCGCACCATCGACAACCTCAAGAACAGCGACTACCGGATCCGCAACGAGGCCTGGGAAAAGACCGTCGGGGTCGATCGCAACGATATCGAGGACGATACGCTGGGCCAGTATGCGACCCGCTTCGACATGCTGGGCCGCGCCGCCGCGCGCCACCCCGAGCAACTGGTGTTCGCGGCGCTGGCGGGTGGTTTTACCACCAACTGCTACGACGGGCAGTATTTCTTCGACACCGACCATCCGGTGATCGCCGCCGATGGTTCGATGACCTCGGTTGCCAACACCGACGGCGGTGCGGGCACGCCCTGGTATCTGCTGGCCGCCAACGAGGTGATCAGGCCGATCATCTTCCAGAGCCGCAAACCCCCGAACTTCGTGTCGCTCGACCGCGAAACCGATACCAACGTGTTCATGAACCGTCAGTTTGTCTACGGCGTCGATGCCCGCTACGCGGTCGGCTACGGCTTCTGGCAGATGGCCTGGGGCAGCAAGCAGACCCTGAACGCCGCGAACTACGCCACCGCGCGGGCGGCAATCGCCGGAATGAAGGGCGATCACGGCGTGCCGATGGGGCTGACGCCGAACCTGCTGGTGGTGCCGCCGTCGCTGGAAAGCGCCGGGCGCAAGCTTCTGAACTCGGAATACGCCACCGGCGGCGAGACCAACGAGTGGAAGGGCACCGCCGAGCTGGTGGTCTCGCCCTGGCTGGCCTGACGCTCGGCTGCTCCAGAGGGGGTGGGTGCCGCCCGCCCCCTTCGATGAGCCGAGAGGAGATCAGAGATGGCACAAGCCCGCAAGACCGCGCCCGCGGGACCAAAGGTGATCCCGCGCGACGAGGCGGAGGTGATCGTGACGATCACCGGCCCGACACGTGGCCGCCGCCGCGCCGGGCACCAGTTTGGGCCCGAGCCGGTGCAGATCGCGGCAAGCGCATTGAGCGAGGCGGACAGGCGCGCGCTCGAAGCCGACCCGAGCCTGAAGATCGACGTCAGCTCCGTTCGTAGCTGACGTCCGGGCCGCCTCCCCGGCCCCGATGCTCCGAAAGGAGCCTGCCTGGCGGCGGCCACACCGCCGCCAGGAACCTGAAACCCCAGAGGCCCGAGCCCCATGTCCTATGCCACCCAAGCCGAGCTGACCGACCGTTACGGCACCGCGATGCTGGTCAATCTGACCGACCGGGCGGCGGTGGCAACCGGCGTGATCGACGTCGCGGTGCTGGCGCGGGCGCTGGCCGATACCGATGCCATGATCGACGGTTATCTGGCGACGCGCTACACCCTGCCGCTGGAAGCGGTGCCGGGGCTGGTGGCTGATCTCGCGATGCAGATCGCGATCTGGAAGCTGCACGTCACCGAGCCTGACCCCAAGATTGCCAAGGATTACGACACCGCCCTGAAGCTGCTGCGCGACATCGGCACCGGGGCGGTGCGCATCAGCGCGGCCGGGATCGAGCCGGCCGGATCAAGCGCCAATGGCGTGCAGGTCACCGACCGCGAGCGCCCCTTCACCGAAGCCGCCATGAAGGGCTTCATCTGATGGAGTTGCAGGCGATCATCGACCGGCTCAAGGCCCGGGTGCCCGATCTCGGCAACCGCGTCGAAGATGTCGGCGCACTGGCGGCGCTGACCGCAACCGGCGGCATGGCGCAGGTCACGCCGGTCGCGCATGTGGTGCCGACCGGGATCGCGGGCGGCAAGCATCTGGCCCAGACCGGGTCTTATGTCCAGGCCATCGACCGGCTGTTCTCGGTCATCCTGACCTTGCGCACCCAGGACCCGACCGGCAAGCGCGCGCTACCCCGGCTGGCTGATCTGATCGACGGGGTCGTGCTGGCCCTGGCTGGGTGGGACATGGGCGGGCTGATCGGCGTCGTCCGCTTCCGCCGCTGCACCCTGATCGGGGCTGATCGCGGCACGTTCGCTTATGAAATCTCGTTCTCTGTCACCGACCAGTTGAGGATCATCCCGTCATGAAACCTGCCCTGAAATCACCCAGCCCCGCTGCCGCCGCGCCAGCACCCGACCCGACCTCTGGCGGCAGCTATCTGCGCGACCCCGCGACCGGGGCGCTGGTGCGCAATCCACCGCCGGTGGAACCGGCGGTTGCACCCGTCGTTCAAGCCCCGGTTGAACCCCCTGTTGAAACCAAACCGAAGGAGGCCCTGTGATGGCCGATCGTTACACCCGCCGCACCGGGGTTCTGTGCAAGGTCGAAGCGGTTTACGGCGTCGCCGAAACCGTCTTCACCGCCGCCGATGGCTTGCTGTTTGTCGAGCCGCCGCAGTTTCTGATCGAGGCCGACAATGTGGCGCGCAATCTGGTCACGCCGTGGATGGGCAATTCCGAGGAACTGCCCGCCACCCGGCGCGCCAAGCTCAACTTCAAGGTCGAGCTGGCGGGGGCGGGCGTGGCGGGCACCCCGCCCGCCTGGGGCAAGCTCCTGCGCGGCTGCGGCTTTGCCGAGGCCATCGTGCCCGCGCCGGCCCCGGTGCCCTACGTGCGCTATACGCCGGTGAATGACGGCTTCGAGAGCCTGACGTTCCGCTTTTTCCGCGACGGGGTGCGCTATCTCGCCAAGGGCGGGCGCGGCACGGTCAAGCTTGATTTGAATGCCTATGGCATCCCGACGCTGGATTTCGAATTCTGGGCGTTCGACACCCAGGCCATCACCGGCGTGGTTCCGGCGATCGATCTGAGCGCC